CCGCAGATGGCTGTGATTGTCACCTCGTATGGAAAGTCATTATAAGGCTCCGAGTAACTCATCGGGAGGACATAACCCCTGAAATAAAGGGTGCTCCCATAATAAATTGATACCCTGACTTCCAGGTCTTCAAGTGTATAAAAATCAACATATTGAAATGAAGATGTTGCCATTACCCTTAGCGTGGCCTTTGTGCCCCGGACCGGATTTTCAAAAAGGTCATCAGCATTTGCAAGGGGCTCATAGGTAGCGGGATCACCTGATGCGGTCATGGCTGTCTCGCCACTGCCTCCGTCCCATTCAAAGTCCCACTTCCAAATAAGCCCTGCCTTGTCTGCAAATTCACAACGATATTTCGTTCCCCATGCCATCAGGTATCCTGGTTTATTTCATTTGCATATCTGCGATTGCTCCAGTAAATATCTCTTCCGACAAGCTTGCCCTCGATTATGATTTTAATATTCTGGGAAGCCATTGCAGCCGAATATCCTCCTCCTGCAGCTCCCGTGGCTACAGATTTCCCACCTCCGGAGAGGAGCCCCTTAATGGCCCCGGCTGCTACCAGCATAGCTGCTCCTGCAGCGATAGCTAAGACCGGGTTCATTGTTGCCAGTGACTTTACAAATGCCTCCATACCCAGCCCCATGGTTATCAGGAGTTTGCCAAATTGGGAGAGGAAATTTGCAAGGCCCATTAATAAGTTTTTTCCTATATCTTTCACATTGCCTCCTGCCAGGGCTTCTCCCAGGGCCTCGACGACCTGGGCACCCAGGTCTATGGCCATATCCCTGGCAGCGGTGAGGACCTCCTCCATCTTTGTCATTTCCCTTTCAAGGACAATATTGGCCTCCTGTATCCCTCCAATGCCAAATAGCGTTTTTGATCCTTTCGTCTTTCCCTTGGCAGTATATATGCTGGTAAGTTCTTCATGAGCTCCTGCAGCACTTGGTATTTTCAATTGCCCTGTGGGTACTGTGAATGGTTTTTCCCTTGTTATAATATCTCCTGCGGATCCCGGAGGGGGCTTATAGGCAAGGTGTTTGTCAATCTCCAGGATTTGTTTATCAAGATCATCCAATTCCTTGATTATACCGATTATATCCCTTCTCCTTTCTCTGGCCTCCTTATTGTATTTTGCCAATCCCTCAAGAGCATCATTCTCTGCCTGCAGTTCCTGTCCTTTCAGCTCTAATATATCCTTTTCTGTCTCGAGCCGTGTCTTCTCAGCCATGAGCTGCTCTTTGGTCATCGCTTCAAAGGGACTGGTACGCTTCTCGTTGATTTTTTCGATTGTTGTCTTTAATGTATGTAGCAGTTTCTGGAAGGTTTCATTCTGAACTATGGCCTTCCCTATGGTCTCCATCATATCGCCCCATGCGTTCTTAAGCTGTGTGAGAGCTCCCAATCCTACCAATGCTGCAGCCTGGGCCTGGCCTCCTACCTGTTCATTCAATCCCGCGATGGCTGACTCAAGACGTTTTGAGCTCCCGACGGCTCCCTCGATTGTTATTCCATACCTGGAGAGTGCATTTGTCGATGATCCCACGGATTTGGCTACCATATCTGCAGCCGTGACAACATTGCCCTCAAATTTGGCCTGGGCCAGGTCCTGAACCAGGGGCAGAAGCCTCTTTATTGCTATTTCATCCTGACCGAGCAACATAGCCAGCCTGGCAGCTGCTTCAATCGTTGCTTCGTCACCGAAGAGAGTAATCTTCTGTAATTCCGAGGCTTGTTTGATAATTGATTTCTGTATGTCTTCTCTACCCTTCAGGGCTATCAGCAGGGATTGCTCTGCCTTTGCCTGGACGTCAAAAAGCTCGGTTACTTTCTTTGCGAATTTTATCAGTATTCCCACAGAAAAGGCTGCAGCGATGAAACCTCCTATCTTGGATGCCCAGCCTCCTACGGATGACTTTGTCTTTTTCAGCGTCCCATCCAGGTGGGTGCTGTCACCCTTGATCTTTACTATTAAATTACTTAACCATCCCATCTCTTAGTTTTTCAAATATCTTCAGATCTTTTTCAGTAACCTTCGGTATTTTCTCTTTTTCCTTTTTTACTATCTGCTCATCAATGCTCAACTTCATTATATCAGTCTTCTTTCGTGGCTTGCACTCTTCTTTGAAAAATGGAGCCCATTGTATTATGGTCCAGATTATCTCCCTGGCCATCAATGCCGAATTTCTCTCCCAGTTTCGCCAGTATCCTCTTGTCGCCTCATTAAATTCATCAACCGTTGCATGGAGGTATCTATCCCTTGACCATCCCAGCTCTCCAAATGCGAAAGAACGGACCTCCTTAAAGGTCAGCCTGGTCTTTTGGCTGCCCCTTTTTTTTTAACAGAAGCTTTCGTTATCTCTCCGAAAAGAGTGGTTATCATTATAAGTAATTCTTTCTGAGAGGATTGGCTCAGATATTCCTTCCATACGGCAGCTTCCTTAATGGTATATTTTGGTTTCTTATAACGATCCTTGCAGGCCATAATATAGCCCTGGTATAAAAGCTGCAGAGTAAAATCGTGATTATTCTTTTTGATTGCTTCCGCTATCTGCCAGAACTCTATGGAGAGGGCCCTGCATATCGCTTCCAGCGTCCCCAGGTTGAGGATAATCGGCACTTCCTTCTCATAAAAGCCGAATGCTAATATTCTCTTAAAGGCTAACTTCATACTTTGAAAATATAAATTGGTGAGGTCGTCCAGCTGGCAGCACCGGTGTTGTATAGCATAGCGACGACTGTCTCCGATGCTGTCGCTGTTAATGTAATTATATTAAGTCCCGGAGCCAATGCTTCTACGTTGGTTTTAAAGTCATCGCCTAACTTAAACAATCCGATACTGGGAACCTGATCGGAGATAAGCCTGAGAAAAGTTACCACCTTAAAGACATCGCCATCAGTGATTGCAAATGTATTGCTTCTTACATCAGCTTCGCCGGCCAGATTTATTGCATCAGTGATAGTCGTTCCTGAATGAGAAAAAGTATCATAATCCGTACTTGTACCATCGGGGTCTGTCAGTAGATTCGCATATTTCCCTGCCGGCAGCGATGCCAATACATATAATTCTCCCTTGACTTTCAGACTTCCCGCTAATGTCATGGCTCCTTCCGCAGGGGATCCTATCTTCAACGAGGACATATCTACCTCCCCTACCATCGGATAGTCCAGTCCCAGTATCTCTAACAGCATAGATTCCCTGTTGATAATGTAATCCATGAGATCCTTTGCGCCCATGACTGCCGGAGTGTCTGAAAGTTTTCCTGTTGAAAACAAAGCATCAAAGTCAATCCCTGCACTTAGCATTCCGTTAATATGCCTTGCCCATCCTGCTGACTCTTTATTTGTGGCATCCGGGAGGTCCTGCTCTACCGAAATAGATAAGCCCTTCTGCATTGCCACCAGTACGCCCTCAGAATAGAGCAGTAAACTTGTACCGTTTATTGCACTCATCTTTTTATTTATTAATTATTACGCTACAAACACTGCCAGTGGTGCATTCCCCACTATTGATCCCGAGAAAGTCATCGGTCCTTCCATCGGTGCATCAATCTTTATGTTCTTGAATGTCCCCAGCCCCGACCATCCGGGAGTCGCTGTACCCATGATCGCCGGAATAAAGGCCATCGTGGTGTCTGCACTCCGGGCTATGATTGCTGCCAGTATCTCTGTAGGGGTTACTTCTGTGGCTATCGTGCCGACATCAAATACTCCATCAAAGTCTATTGACCAGTCACGAATGCCGTCAATGTGTTTCGCCCATCCCGCTGATTCCTTTGTCGTGCAATCCGGTAAATCTACATTTACATTCAGTGATGCATTTTTACAGTGGAATAGCCTCTCTGTTGCTGCCATAGCTCCCGGAGTTGCTCCGGAGAAAGCTGCATAAAGTGTCCCATTAATTGCTGCCATTTTATTGATTTTTAAGTTATTACTCTATTATAAATTCGTATATATCGATAAGCCGTAGCTTTGTTATTCCATTATCTGCAAGTTCAGCCCCTTCGTTAGACCCTCCTGCCCTGAAAACCACCAGGGTATGATCGTCTCCGATGGAGAATGTCGCTCCTTTTGTTGCCTTTAATAATCCACGCACCACACCCCTTATTTTCCTGACCAGCTTCATGTCGGCCCTTTGCTTGCTTTCATCAACGACTTCCACCTGGACGGTCCCTTCATATATGAAGTTATCCTTTGTCCCGTTTTCAGTATGGATGACATTGTGTACATGCACATAAACCGATTCCGGGGTTTTTGGGATACTCTTATAAACCGGGTATGTAACCTCGGAATATGTCACGTTCCCGTCCAGTACTGTGAAAATTCCCGCTATCAGGTCGTCGCTTATGTCTGTATGTGCCGTGCTCATTTACTGAATTTCTTTATCACCTTATTTATTTCCTGCTGTATCCGGTCCTTCAGCTTCTCTTTTTGCTGAAGGGCAGCATATCCCAGGAATGAATCACCGCTAAAGTTTTTTGTCCCGTATTCAATACATGGGGCATATTCCACGTTGGTCCCTATCACTGCTTCATCGGCAGCGATCTTCTGCCCCAGGGATCCGTCAAAGGAGGCTCCTGATTTTGTTTTATAATTAAAGCTTTGCCCTTCCTTTGTCTCTGCATGGATGGATGAAAAAAGCCGGCCGGTAATAATATGGCCATCAGCTTTGAGCTTCTTTTTGGCACCAGTCTCAATTACCAGGGCCGTCCGGTCCACACCTCGCTTGATAGCTTTATCGATCTCCTTGTTAAAAGCTGTCAGTCCTGATGCCAGCTGAGCCCCTCCCTCTATTTTTGCACTTATCATCCTTTTGTCGCTGCAATTATTTTAACTATCGTCCTGAAACTTCTGTCTGAAGTAAATGTCGGAGGCCGGACCGGGTATAATGTCTTGCTTCCATAGGTTATCTTCAGGTTGTTTCCGAAGCTCTTATCCCAGGTCTGGATCTCATATACCTCCCGGTCCACGAGCTCTTCGCTCTTCAGGTACCTGGTTCCGTCGATCTGCCTGACCGCTGCCCTGACCGTTTCGCCTGCAGACCATATCTCGGCGACATCACCTGCAGTTACCGAGGTGGTGCATTCCTTGATGGTTATGGTGGTATTGAGCAGTCCCGTTCTCATAGTCCTGTATTGGTGTCTAAGGTTTCGATAAGTCTCAGGGTGTCATACGGGAGCCTGGAGAGTGATATCTCTCCACCGTCCTCCCGGTTGTTGAACATCGATGAGACTATCCGTTTTATGCATTCATTGGCCGTCGCATTGCCTTCCCCGGCCTGGAATGTCACCTCCACATAGAAGGGTTCCGCTGTGGCTCCCACCCGTATGGTCCCGAAGGTTGAATCAGGTTTCACAGATACCGTCCTGAGCCCTTTTTGCTGGAAGGTCATCGATTCCCCGCATACGGTCATAGTTATTGCCGGATCCGAGAGGACCGGAGCGACTGGCAATTCATACCATCCCTCCGGGTCCCGGTCCCCTTTTTCAAAATAAGCTTTGTATGACTTCGATACACAGGAGGTTCCTGTGCGGTTCTCCATCCACTGCCTGGCTACCCGGATCATGTTCTGGATGTCCTCATCCTGGTCCGTTTCCGTATAGCCCATGAAACGCTTGGCCTGGGCTACAGATACAGGCTCGGTTATCAAAGTTGTCACAACGGCGAGGTCCATGTCTCCTTATTTTGTATCCCTTTTATCGGCATCCTTGTCCTCTTTGGCTCCGGCAATAGTGCCGAACTTATTAGCTTCCAGGAACTTGGCAGCTCTTGCTGTCACCAGCCTGGTTGATCCTTTTTTGTCCACGGTCTTGTTGCCGTGAACGTAATCCTTTGAAAATTTAAACTTTACTCTTGCCATGATTTTCGTTTTATTGGTTAGTAAAAGAGGGAGGAGGCTTTCTCCTCCCTGTTAATTGTCCTGCATTTTTACGAGTGCCCTCACTGTGTAAGTCCGATCTTAATTGCCAGCTTTGTTATTAGTGAGCATACACTCGCATCTCCTCCTGTCGCTGTAATCTTAAGGTATCGCCACATGGTTCGGGTACTTACGTTTGATAGCACTCCAGCCGGTGTCGCTGATACCAATTGAGCAGCAGGCAGCCACATAGTCGTCGGATGGAATAGAACCGTGTCAATTGTCACATAGTAACTCCCGTCGATGGATCCTGAAAGCTTTACCGTCACATGGTTCCCGGCAGCTCTGCCGATGGTCAGGACGGTATCGTATTCCAGGGCTATGGCATAATAATACGCCTGGGACTTCGCCACATCAAAAACCCAGTAAAGGGCATCGGTCCCTCCTATTGAATCCTTGAGAGTGGTTGCATCCCAATCTCCCGTATGGGTGTAATTAAATGCAGTGTAGGAAGTGATATTCGGCCTCAGTACATAGGTCGTCCCTGATGTCTGAGCCATCATAGCTGCTGTAAAAAGCAGCATAATTGCGATTGTTAAAAACTTTTTCATAATATTATTTCCTTTCTTTTAAACTGCAATTATGGCATCAACGATGTCGTTAATGGCGTCATAGACAAATGCATAAATATGGGGAGCCGGGAATTTGACGGCAGCCCTTACTGATGCGGTTATTGTCTTGAGGTCATATTCCGGGTCTGTTGAATCCTGGTCCCAGATCTTAATCTCTATTCCCCTCTTGATATAGAGGGTAACCTTTGAAAAATCGCCTACCAGCAGCGTGCCGGCAGTGATAAGGTTGCTCTGGACAATCCGTATGCCAGCTATATTGGCTCCTCCGGCTGTTGAAAATGGAGGCATGATATACTGGCCATTGTCGTCTTTTGTCATCTCCAGCTTGGCAAAGTCTGCCGGGGCCAGGAAGCATACGTTTGGAACGTAATTGTATTCCGCTATCTGGTTTGCTGCAGCCCGGATGGCATCGAAGGTATTGGCCTTCGGGATGCTGGCATCCAGCGAGGTGCTGGCATAAGCCGAGGCGGTGGTGATGATCCCGTCCAGCTGGGGTGTCGTCCCCGATCCCTGGTACACCTGATTTTCAAGAACCCGCTCCACCGAAGGGAAGAGCTCATTCTTGATCTGAGTGAGCATCTCATCCCAATCTTCCAGGGCCTCATTGGTGACCTTGATAAAGGTCCCGATCTTCTCTACCTCAGCAACTTTCATCAGGTATGTCAGGTCGCTCTGGGCATATTGACCTGCTTCTGCTACTGATGCGGTCGCATCAGTTCTGGCAGATCTCTCTACCCAGGTCACCCTGTTCGATCCGGTCATTCCTCTGCCTACGGCATCGATTATCAGGACCTGTCTGTCAGGAAGTTTTTCCACTCCGGGAGTACGCATCGGCACGATCACAGCCGTCCCCATATCACTGTCAGACAGTTCGGTATAGGTATCTATGGTCGATGCCTTCAGGATTCTCCTGGGATCTCCTTTTAATTCAAAGGAGAAGCTCCCTCCAGGGGTCAGTTCCTTACCTGTGAGCAGGGCCTTCTGCCCCTTTTCCTTGTATGTCTTCTCAAATTCTCCAAACAGCGAGACCGGCTTCCCGAATGAACGGTCCTTCATCTCAAGCTGAATGGCATCCAATTGATCGGAGAGCTTCTTGATAGAAATCTCCCCGGCATTGGCTTTATTTACGAGCTCTTCGATCTTATCCTTTGGGGCCTTCTCTTCAATGAGTGTCCTCAACTCGGTTGTGGTGTCATTGAATTTCTTGACCTCTTCCTGGATAGAATCCGTGAGAGCCTTAATTTCTTTTGGGTCCATTTTTAACTTTTTAAGATTGTTAATATTGATTCAAGTATCTGTTTTGTGTCCGGCTCCTGGATAGCGGGAGTGACCACGGGGGCCGGCTCCGGCATGACCTTGAGTGAACCTATTATCGCCTGTATTTTTGCTATCTCTGCTTCAAATTGTTCGCATGTCTCGTCGGTATATTTGCCATTTTTCAGGCCCCTGTTCAGTGCATCCATTCTCTTATTCAGGTTGGCCATAATATCGGCCATCTCTCCCTTGGCGCTGATCACCTCTGTCAGTGAGTTGGCCCCCCAGGTTACCGAGCTGTACTCCCATAGCTTCAGCTCCAGGAGCTTCCGGTACTCAAAGTTGCCGTCCCCGTCATTGACATCTTCATGCTTGATGACGTTATATCCTATCGATAGCTCAGTAATGATCTTATCAATATGCTGCTGGAGCTTGTCCTGGGAAAAGCTGTCTTTCCCGAAGACGCTTTCAAAATAAAGCCCTTTCTCGTCCTCCTTCAGGACCTTCGGTATGGCTATCGGCTGCCAGCTATCATGCTGCCATAGATGCTTGATCCGTGGCTTGGCACTCTCCACTCCCCTCTCGGCCAGTGTCTTAGCAAAGGCCCCGGCCACGACAATCTCTTTGTCGCTGTCTATATTTCCGAATATAGAAGCATAGCCTGTCACAATGCCTGTTTTCTCATCAGCATCCTTGATCTCGTAGTTACTCTTTACCTGAAATTTCATTGTGTCATATTTTATTGTTAATCAACATCATATCCCTGTGTGCATCTGCAGTTTACTATCTCTTCCGGGCTCCCTGCAGGATCGCCTGGGTATTGTAATCCTGGGGCATATTCGTAGTCCATTTCCACGGCTCCCAGCGATTCATAATACAGATGGCTATCTCTTATTCCTGCCAGTCCCGATGTCATCCATAGTTTCCTCATGTCCAGCCCTGTCTCATTGGCTCCATCAAAGCTCCCTGTATTGCTGGCCCCTATACATTCCGTCCTTGCTATGCGCTCTGCCTGATAAATGTTTATCTCGGTCAAAGTGCTAAGGAGGTCCTGCCTCATGGTCCGTTGTATCTCCGGAATACCTATCCCTCTCTCCATTCCCTCTTCCAGCAAATGATCAATAACATTATTGACCGCTATGGCCTGCCCGTCGAGTATCTCCCCTGTGATCGCTGCTGTTCGCTCCCTGGTATATCTCCGGTAGTAATCCTCCCAGTAGTCGATATTCAGGTCCTGCTTTCCGGTTACCCGTTCAATCCGTTTTATGGTATCCACAGCAAACATGGATCCCGTCTTAATCCAGATCCCGGAGATATGCTGCTCCATCGGCTCCGGCTTCATCAATAACCGCACTCTTCTCTTCAGCTCCTCTGGCTCCAGGTCGGAGGCGATATCAATAACCGGCTGCTGTAAAATAAGGAGCACTCTTTGCCCTTTTTTCCAGTATAGTTTTCTCAAAGAACTCAGCAATGCCTTGTTTAGTCCTACCCGCATTGCTTTTAATTTTTTATCCTATAGTCAGGCACCCGCAGTGCCTTCATCACCTCTTCTGTAAGTCCCATATCCGGCATGAACCCCAGCTCCTCGAGGGGCATGGTCCCGGCTGATTCATATACCCGGTCCATATTCGGATCCTTTATCTGGTCAAAGCCTACAGCTTCCCGGATCTCATTTTTTGTGAAGCTCTTCGCCAATACCATCCATGCAATCATCGAGGCCTTGTCTGTCTGCAGGGCATCCACTCCTGAATAATCCGCAGCGAGTTTCTGTCCCTCTTCTTTGAACCGGGGGGCCAGCCAGTTGGTCAGCTTGTCGAGGTATGCATCCACCGATGGCTTTATGGCATCGTTCCATAATGCTGACTTTGCCTCTTTGTAGTTTGCATATGTCCGGTCTTCGGATCCTGCCATGAGCATCGCCGGCACATTGTAAGCATCACATATCTTCCCTCCGAAGGTGTTGAGGGCCTTAAGGATGTTCATCTCCACTACTGTCATCCCGAAGTTGGTCCATTTATGGTCCTTGTTGGTGATAACCACGGATCCATGTTTGCTGGCCCCGGAATATTCCTTTTTGAACTGGCTCTTTATAGCACTGAGCAATGGTTTGCCCGCTCCCTGTACCTTACCTTCTTCTCCGAGGATTGTCAGGATCCCCATTGCCCCGTGATGCTGAAAGGTAGCGACCAGGGAATCGTAGGCTGATCCGGACCCGGTGACGCTCTTAAGGATGGGCTTAAGCCGGGACATCCCATGAAGGTGTCCTGCTCCCTGGTAGTCATAGTCGGGATTAAATTCTTTCCAATGCATAACCTGGGCAACATCGTAATCCATCACATTGCCTGACATCAGGAATTTGTAACCCTGGACCGGGTTAAGGTAAGTTCCCGTGATTATTTCCATCCATTGTGGGGGCAGCACATCAAGCCTGAGCGGGAGCCCGGCATTGAGCCCATTGTCTATTGTTTCATATGCATTATAGCATTCACCGAAGATGAGGTAAAAGGTCAGGGATGCTTCTATAAACTCGGTCCTGCTCATCCATGGATTTGGCTTATTCAGCAGCTGTATCATCCGTCCCTGTTTATTGATCTCCCCATCTCTGTCATACTGAAAAACCGGAAGCGTGGATGCCGGCTCCGTGATCTTGTTTATCACGGTGAAAACGTCGCCATTACCACTATATCCGGCCAGGTAGGTGTCCGAGCCTGTGCTCGGATAGATGGCAAGATTCGCTATCTGCCGTAACACATATTCATCCAGAGCATTGCCCTGAGTGATCCGCAGAGGAAAGATCCTGTTTGCTATGTTCTGAAGCAATCCCATGCCTTATCCCCTTATCGGTTTCTGCCTTAAGTACTTGTCAATCACTGCCTGGGCTGTCTCCTTGTTTCCCCAGGCCCATTCAGCGAAGGGTGTCAGGTCTTTGCGGATCTGGTCCTCCTTTTGCTTCTTGCTTAATCCTTTAGGTTTTGCCATATCTTTGAATTTTAATATTTCATTTCAATAATCTTAAATGGTCGCCTTACACCACTTGAAAAATATTCAGCTGTTTTTAATGCTTGTTCTATTTTATCAACTATCTTATCATTCGATGAAGAAAATAAAGAACCCAAAGCATAATCTTCTCCACAACCACAAGCAGTATAATCTTCCTCAAATTCAGCAACCTGAAAATCATTATCAATTGTAAACAGATGATCTTTATAACCTAAAATAAATGTACCCCCTGATTTGACTTCATTTGACCTCTTTAAAAATCCCCCTTCTTCAAATAATTTCTGAATAGCAGGAATAAATGCAGAGACGATATAATCATATTCTGATTCTAATTTTTTTTGTTCTCTTATTGAAAATCTTTCATCAGACATAAGTAATTGTCCCATCCTAAATGAAGTTGTAAATCCAATTATAAAGGGCGGTCTCATAAAAACTTTCGGGTCTTTATGAGTCCTGATATTATAACTTCCAACACCAGCAGAATCACCACCCATGTAGATTTTTCTGTTCTGCTTATCAATATATCCTACTATACAAGTCATCTTTAAGTTTTAAACCACAACTCCGTCTTCAATTGCCGATCCTTCCATGAGTTCTGTCACCAGCCATACCAGGGCATCCACCCGGTCCGGGGATTTCTCCCCTTCCTTCGCACTCCAGGTTGTCATCTGGTCCTCCAGTTTGGGAAGATTCCCAACATGGTGCACCCTCTTTTGTTCATAAAGGGCGACCACCGGCTCCGCTCTTGTAACCTTTCCCCTGGATGCTATCACTTTTTTATAGCTTACATTCCTATCAATATTCCGGATTACCGTTTCTATGAGGTCCCCTCCGTTATTCGCTTCTCCTATTATCCGATCTGCTTTCAGCCTATGGTACCCGTCACATGCCAATCCTGCCCATTGGTTTGGTGTGAATATCCCGGATAGGTCCTCCAGAATATAAATCTCTCCCTGTCTGTCTATCCCTCCGGCCATTATGCCTGTTTCATCGCTGTCTGGCTCGGAGGTCACTGCCGGATCGATTGCAATTCCTATGCGCATCAGGTCCGGGGCTACCTTCACCCTGGCTTGTTCAATAAGACTAATGGTCCATAATGCTCCCTCAATATCTTCCAGCACCTCTGCATTAAGTTCCTGCCTGCCGATCCTGGTTCCTTCGTATTTCTTTATGATAGTTCTGAAAAAAGCAGGGGCCAGGTTGCTGATATTCTCGTATGTGGTTCCGGAAGTAACATGAACCGAGGAGTCCTCTATCAGTTCCCTTATCATCTTTGTCGGCCTGGGAGTCGTAGTTGCTATCACCCTCGGTTGATCTCCTAACCGGAGGCCCATCATCATATTATCCCAGGTATCTTCTCCATATCGCCAGGAGGCTATTTCGTCGCACCAGGCAGCATGACATTGTGGGCCCCTTAATCGGTCCGGTTCATCGGCTGTAAATATTATGGCATGAGCTCCATTGTTCCATGTTATCCTTCGCTTGGATGGTTCATATTTCGGCATGTCCCAGGGAGGGCTCACCCGAAGGATCCCGCTCTCCCCTTCGATCATTATATCCCTGGCATCCCCGGCTGTGGCACCTATAAAATGAATAATTGGCACACTATCCTTCCATATCCGCATGGTCTCAGCTCCGGTCCTGGTCTTGCCCCAGCCTCTTCCAGTCTTAATAAGCCAGACGGTCCAGTCTCCAATGGGGACAAGCTGGGAAGGCCTTGCATTCAAGGTCCACCGATACTTGATCGCCTGCATCAAATCAGCCAGCTCCGCTTTTGTCTCCGGCTTTAATGAGGCGAGTGACTCTGTCGATAAGTTCAGCATCAGAAAGAGTGTTAAAAGAATTGCCCGCATTGGTGTGGTCTATATGTGATTGATCCTTCCAATTATGATTGTTTATCAAAACGAATTTTGTCATGGATGCATTAAGCTTGTCTGCTGTGCCGTATTTCTTCAGCTTTATCTCCTGTATTTTCTTTGCCTTGTTAACGAGTTTTAAGAACGTCGTAAATTTTGTACACAAATAAGCTATCAACTCTTCATAATATCCCTTTTCAATAACCAAAAATTCATCCCAGAAAATATGTGATGCCTCTTCTTTCTGCCAGAGTATCAACTCATTACCGAGTTCAATAGCCCTTTCTTCCGTCCATGTCTCTTCCGGTTGGTAATCTGAAGTGAATGGTTTGGGATTATCTTCTGGCTTAATATTTCCTTTCCCTCCTGGCATATTACTGTAGTGTTACTTTTTAAGAACTCATCCCCCTATAGTCCCCCCTTCTCATTAAAATCTGTCTTAAAAGAGACTATCCCATCAAAATAATTTTTATAAAACTCATAAATCTCCCGGCCTATGGTTATGCATCCATTCTCTGCCCTGGGATTGGTGTTTATATTCGCTGATGTCTCAATTCCGAAAGCAAAGCGAGGACCTATTCCGGCATAAATCTTTGTGTGGTTTCTGAATACCGCTATCCTTCCACACTGGTATTTATCATATACCTCTTTGAGTTTCTTCCATTCCATTTTGTAGCTTCGCGGGAATATCTCTCCGAGGTAGGCATCGAGCTTCTTTATTTTGCCCTTTTCGAGCCACTCTTCAAATTGCATGATGTCGTCTGCAGCCATGCACCAGGTTGAAAAAAGGCAGTAATCAAGGTCCTGTTGTCTGAGGACCACTTTCAGGTAGCTGAGGCTATCTACGTCCCCGGCTGTTATGCAATGGTAGCTGAATCCTTCCTGAAATTGAAATCCGAGGACGTCCAGGATCTGGGTTTCTGAAAATGCCCGACGATAGACTGTTTTTGTCTCCCTCATGAGGCACTCGGTGCTCCTGCGGTGAGGCTGCTGGACCAGGGGCTTGTTCTCCAGGTCTATAACCTCCTCTTTGTCGAGGCCGAAGTCCATATCAAAGTCAAAATCTCCCATTTTTCTATTAACGCCCATTTTTATTTAGACTCATTAAAAATAAGCCCGGCTGTATTTTTCTTATTACTTCATTGCCAGTTTGTTGCTTGATTTTCTTTTTTGTCAAGTCTAAAAGTAAATACAACACTATTTTTTCCGAAAAAACAAATAAAGCTCTGAACCGTTTTGGGGGCGGTTATCAACTGCCATTGTTTATAAAGGCGGGGTTATCAACAAAAAGCCCCGATATTATCGGGGCCGGGGCTGGGATGTCTTATCTGGGTTTTAGTTGTTCAAATCCGCTTTCAATAGTTAGCTGTAATACAATAGTACATCCCAATATTAATAACGAAATGTCCTTGACTATCATAAAACAGATAAAAAGCAATATTGCTATACCTTTTTGTAGTGCTGTTCTTTCATAGTTATTTGTCTTTAATGTTTTCAATCCAGTATTGGTAGAGATTAGGAAGTGTTCGCCATTTCCCATATATAAATACTTCGGATTTTTCCCATTCATATTTATATTGATTGAGATTACGATTCATCCACCAAATAAACTCTTCCGGATACATCCCTTTAAATAGCTCAGAGATTTCTTTAGCAATAGATTTTTTTACTTTCGATGGTACATTTACCATTGATTCAGATGCCATATTTAATATTTCAAATATTTTCTCTTCCATTGTCTTTATCTATTTATAGGTTAATATCTATTTACTTTTTACTTGGTATGGATGTTTGCCTTGCTTCCATAATCTTTTACTAATTCTATCGTCATCACATGCCGGATTATCTTCTCTTGAACAATATTGTTGTGAGAAATATTCTGGCCAAAACTCATTACCACAGTGCTTACATTTTTTCCCATGTACGTGATTTCTCCAATAAGTTTCTGCATCAAACATTCTCTTTACTTTTTACTTGGTATCAATCCATTCCGGTTGTTATTGAAATGTAACAAATACATCATCACCATATTTAACTTCATATAGTTTTTGCATTGGCTGATTTCTAAATCCAAATGAAGTATCATCAGGATAATTTTTAATAAGTTTCTTTAATTCGCCGATAGTCGTTGCAATACCTAATGAGCGTATTCGAGGATTTGATTCACTCGGTTGCTCTCCCCAAATTAAATCAGCATGCTCCTTTATAATAAATTCTGTAATCTTTTCACAATCATCGAGAGATAGATTTAATTCATTGTGGAATTTTAAATAAACACCTGCTGAAATCTTTTTTAAAATAATTTCTATGTTCGTTATCTCTGGTTGCTGGAATTGAGAGGCAAATTCATCTGATATATAAAGTTTCTTAACAAAACCTGCCGCATCGTCATAATTGAACCTTATTTCTCCGTATGCTTTTCTTAAATACATATCAAATGATTCAAGTATTCCCATTAATATTTCTTCCGCAGTCCTTACCTCTGATTCCTTTTCGGTGAGTTCGGATGCAATAGATTCAATATCAGAAGCTCTGATTATTTTCTCTCTATATAGATTACTTTTATTGTGAGTGTTTTTAACAAGATATTTTTTCAGCACTTCAATTATCTCTTCTTTTTTCATATCTCTGTTATTTAAAATTACTCATCATCATCATCATCAAAACTATCAAAGCAACAATCGTCATCTGCCATTCTTTGCATGTCATCATCATAATCACGACTGTCAACAGATACAATACTGCCACAGACAAGACATCTTAACTGTACAGTCTGATCATCTCTACCCCATTCTTTAATTCCTAATGAGTGCCCGTTTTTACATTCATCTGCTATTTTCATCTCTCTGTTATTTACTGGTTAATTGGTTGAATCTTACAAGTAATTCACCTACAAGCAAATCATAATCTTCATCAGGCCTTGCAGGGATATGTCGCATAGGCACTCCATCATTCCGAGTTAAGTTATCCCGGTTATACATTGAGTCAGTTAGCTTATCAACCTTTTCGATTAATTCCTTATCTGTCAATGTGCATAATCTAAAATTTACTATTGCGTTCATAGCTTATTTATCCTTTAAGTATTTAAAATTTTCAGATAGCCACTTTTCTGCTTTTTTGATATATTCTTCCATTGTTTCATTATGAAACTCCATCATTCTATACCACCGTTCACTACCCTCACCAGCTTTTGATAAAGTACAGACTATTGATGCCCATATATTAGCGGGGATTGCTTGCTGAAATACAATCTCATCACCCTGATCACCTTTAAACTTTGTTATCAGAACTACCCCGTCTTTAAGCCTATCCCAATAAAGATTATCTTCACTATGAAATCCCATCCTATCAAATGTTTTCATGCTTCAGAATTTAATGTTACTATTTCAAATTTTGCTCCATAGCTCTTATCCATAAATATATTAGCTTCCGGTTCAGAAAATTTCCTTTTAGAATATTGCATCTTAATATAGTTTCTGGCACTATCAACTGATGTAAATATCCTATTACGCAATGGTCGTCCAGAATGAAGGATTATACAATGATCAATAGTCTTGCTTTCATCTTTCTGTGCTTTCAGGGATAAAGATTTGTATCGATTTAAAATACCATTCTTTGTTTCTCTAACAGTTAATCTTAATACCTCAGATAATGATTGTTTATCTTGTGCAGCCAACCATATTTCATCAGGCATAATCCCAGGCAATTCAGGTTCATCATTAATTATTTTCTCAATCATCTCATCCGTTATCGGTTGCTGGAATTGAGCCTCTTTATCGGAAAGCTCGGAAATTAATTCAATAAGCGTGTTATATATCGCTACTGTCATCCTGCCTTCTTCTACTTCTGTTTTAAGATAGAATTTTAACTTTTTAATAATTACATCTTTTTTCATAGCTCAGTTTTTATAGTTTATTTCTTCCAAATTTTCTCGTGCCAATAGTTGAAAAGACCACCATGTGTTGTATATTTTTGAGCATAGAAATAAAATCCATTTACCCAAAGTATCTTACCAAAGGATAGGCGTTCGTCCTTCCATTCATTAAATTCCTCCATCATCCCAGCAAGTTCGGAAGCACAATCGGTTTTGCCATTAATAGTACATAACATAATTGGATCATCTTTGCCTAACTTAATTTTCTCGTTTATTATTTTCAAAATTGCGTCTTTCATAATTATTCTCCTTTGGGTTTTTCAATTTGTCTTTCTTTCATTAGTATATCAATTACTTCCAGAACATCTTTTAAGCAAGTATTATTCCAGACAGTATCAAAATCTAAACTTGGGAAAAAGCAATACTGTCTCCATGCGCCATACCATTCTATTGTAGCAATTTCATGTCCTGATGATCTATTACATACGTAAACGGTGTTTGTTTTTCTACCAAATGACTTCTGTGAGTCAAAGGTTAAATACTTTGTTTCTTTAATTGTTTTCATATCATAGTTTATTAGTTAGTATTATTGTCCTTTTTCGTGATAGCATCTAAAAGCATCAATATTCCGATCGAGATAATTATGCAAATGATCGCTCCGGTCCAGTTGCCGGGCAGGGTGTTCTCTACCCATTCCATGTATTTATAAGCCAGATACTCCATTATTGTAAAGGTTGATTAATCCCTGGGAGTCGTTTATCCAGTTGTATTTGTTATAAACTGCCCTAATCCCCATATCCCCTATATCCAGGAGATCCCTGTTTTCGTCTATTCGTCTGATCCAGTCTGCCAGATCTCTTGCATTTCCAGCCTCGTAAACATATCCGGCCCCGTTGTTTTTTACGATTCTCGCTACCGAGGGGCAGTCGGATGCCAGGATGGGGATCCCGGTTGCCATGTATTGGAATAGCTTGTGTGGCGAGCTGGCATCATTATTCTCGTTTCTGAGGTGTGGAATTATCCCGATGTGGTGCTCCCTCATCATCCTGAATATCGTATCAAAGGACTGCTGCCCGACAAAACGGACCATTATTGCCGGCTGCCTTGGTAATGTGGAGGCTTGCCTTTGCAGTTCTTTTTTGTAGCTTCCCTCCCCGGCAATGGTCAGCCAGGCGATTATGTCATGTTTGTTATAAAGGATCCGGATCGCTTCAATAACTGTCTGCAGGCCCCGGTGCTTATTGATGGCCCCAGCATAGAATATTTTCAGTATCCCATCCCTGAATGGTTTTTTATCTTCCATATTTGGGATTCGCAAAAGGTCTGGGGTGTTCTGAATGATCCATGCCACTCTGTGATATTCTCCCCTTATTCTGAGAGATGACTCCTTGCAAGTGACAATAATCCTGTCAGCGGTCAGGATATAGTCCCTCTCAAACCTCCTCCAGGCTTTGTCGCTGTGCAGGATCCTGCCCAGTGGTTTCTTTGTGTGCGTGGCATCCCTGAGCAGGGCTGGGTAGTTCTCATGGAGATCCAATATGAAGGGGATCTTCTTTGCCCTGGATGTCTCATATCCCAGCCTTGCCAGCGGGAGGTCATGGATGTGGATGGCATCAAATTCCTGCCCTTTTATCAATTCCCGGACTCGCTTTCTCCACCAGTTTTCGTACATAGGAAGCCAGGGATGGGCTATGAAGCTCTTCCGGATCAGCTCCGGCATTGTCTCAGTCCCTGAAATTAATCTGATCATATGCCCGGATCTTTCAAGTGCCCGGATCTCATTCTCCACCCGGAGATCTCCGGGATAATTGTTTTCAAGTAGCATTAAGATTTTCATGTCAAAAGCCTTTTAAGGTTTCTTTTCTGGTCTATAACTGTAAACTTTTTAAGTTCATCAATAAGTTCTAATATCTTTTCTTTTGAAGGTTCGGGTAAATTATTGTTCCCGGAATCAGCACCGATATTAACCTGTATTGGTTTGCACATCCAAATCATATCAACCAATGGGGCTAAATCAAAATCCATAATAGGTTCAATGGTTACATATTTTTTAAATCCCTCTATATGAAACATTGCATCAGCTCTCATTTCAGGAATGGGCGATAATCCCATTTGATGATAACGCCTATTAGATTCTATTGTCGTACATAAACGAGTCCTTCGCCCGTCTGGAAAGTAATTAATAAATTCCATAAAGCGCCGTGGATTTTTGCTCTGAAATAAATATCGGTTGCCAGTAAAAAAATCGCATTTTTTAAGAGTATCTGTAATCCAAATACTGGAAATTTCATCAGCAAATATATCACAACTCGATCCGACAAAAATAAAATTGCCAGTGCCTATATTAACTCTAAGTTCCTCCTCGTCAAAATGAACTGGCTTCTGTTTGCCCCATCGCTTCATATAACAGTAAGTACAATTATGCGGACATTCACCTTTTATTGGATTCCATGTATGTGTTATCCAACTATACATATTGCCTTTTGATTCCCTTAGCACTTCATTATTTTTTTAATTATTTCCTTCAATTTCCCGGCCTCCTCCTCCCAGCTGTGCTGTCCATATTCGTCTTCGGCAAGTGAGATGTTCACCTCATAGCCCAGATGCCTGATGTTATGATAGGAGCTGGCTCCATAGCCCCAGGGCTTTCCTGAGAAATCTTTTATAAAGCCATGCCTTAAAAGGAGCATGTATGTCTCATAATTCACTTGGGAGCTGTAATATACCGGAGGATCCATTGCCCTGGAATCCCTCCGGATCCCGTCATGGCCGTGATAGATCACTCTTTTCCCCTGGTCCACAATCCTGGCACAAACCACCACCTGGCTGATCTGTGAATATATCCTGATCCATAGTCCGGTGAGCCATTTGTGGGGCCGTCTCTCCCTTGTTATGCTGTCTCTTAGGTCCAGGAGCACTTTCCTGCCGAGCTTCTGTAATATCCAGGCCGGGATGAATAGGGCCTCCGGGGGGGCTGTGAAAATATAGAGGTCCCTCTTCATGAAAAGCGCCGGCAATGTGGCCAGTACTCCCCATATTATTGCCGGGATCCGGTACCCGAAACGGAGGACCTTCCGCTCCAGCGACGGCATAGTTTCGTCTTTTTTGTCCCGCAGAGGCCTCCAGCAAGTCAAAACATCAAAGTCCATATGCCCACCAAAGCCTAACCATCTCAGGGCTCCGGGGCTCAGGTAAGGGTGCCAGTAATATGTTATCAGGAGGGTTTTCATAGATTGCTATATTGTTCTATTGCTTTAAATATCTCATAGACAACATACGGATTAACCGAGTTACCTAATGCTTTTATTCTGTCCATCCTATTGGGAACCCTTGCATTACTTCTGCAAAGTTCGGATGCAACTTCAATCCAGTTTTTTTCCCACCAGTCATTTCCCGTAGGTCTGTGGTAAAATTTATCTGTTTTCCTTTTCTGTTTTTTCCCATATATGCTGTTTTCCCGTCCGATGCTTGTAATGTTTTTATTGAACTGTACTTCGGTCTTTTGCTGCTGTGGTATTGTGCCTGAATTATGTCCTGCATTGTCGCTGTTGAGTTTGTTAGGGTTGGGATTGCTCTTTGTATTTGACTTGATAATCCCAAACTGCTTGTTGATCCGTTCTTGTATTTCCTTCGTGCTGTGCCGTTCTTTGTTATTACTATCTCCGTTTCGTCTTTGCACCACCTTTCTGTTGCCGTTAAAGTGAGCAATGATCCATACCCTGTCCCTTTTGTCCCATGCTCCGATGCTCGCAGATGGAATAATAAACGGCTGGACGGCATAGCCTTCACTTTCCAGCGCAATACAAATATCTTCGATTGCCAGTTTGATGATTCCAGGAACATTTTCACCAACGACCCAAGGTGGACGTATCGCCCGTATAACTCGAAACATTTCCGGCCAGAGCCAGCGAGGATCTGATTTGCCTCTTTGCTTCCCGGCAACAGAGAACCCCTGGCATGGAAACCCGCCTGTGAGAATGTCAATAAGTCCTCTATATTTTGTCCCGTCAAATTCTTTAATGTCTCCATATCTTTTTACATTTGGAAAATTCTTCTCTAAACCTTTTATACAGAATTTATCGTTTTCAACCTGAAAAACATTCTCCCATCCCATCCATTGTGCAGCCAAGTCAAACCCCCCGATACCTGAAAATAGCGAACCATGTCTCATAGATCCCAGTGCTGTGGGTGAATTATTACTTGGTATCTTTTCCCTGCTATCCATTTTTTCGCGGTATCTTCAAATGGTTTGCACCACCTTCCTCCGTTATCTGTCAGGTAATCATCAAAGGGTATGTGGTAGGCTTCATATTCCAGTCCGAAATCCTCAAGTTTAAAGCCTCCGAATTGGAGCCCACTCCAGAGCCAGCCTGGACTCCGCAGTCCCCAGATGTTATAATTCATAAACCTGAACTCCCGACATAGCCGGTCTCCATGTGCTGCCGTTCCCTTTATTATCAGACCGTGGGATCTCAATTCATCGAGGGGCCTTATTATGTGTGGTCTTATAGACACGTCCAGGGAGCGGTACCAGGATGCCAGGGCGTTGTTATGCCATCCTATCTCATGGCCGAGGTCCTGAATATACCGTAGTGCCTCAAAACACTCCTTACTTTTCCAGTATTTCGCTGTATTGAGGGCAAAATAAGTGCTTCTGCAGAGGGCGATATCGCCATGCTGAAACATGGCCCGGTTGAGGTCGTTATCTATCCCTGCCTCCACTTCTGCCATGCGTACTGCCCGGTCAAGGTCGTCGTCTATGTCATGACGGAGCAGGATCCCGATTTCACTGTGCGGTGATCCAAGTGGGATGATCCCGAATCTTCCCTTCCAATAATGGAGGATCTCTTTGTACCTCACGGCCGTAAACTCCGGGTTCTGGTGTTTTTTAAATATCATAGATTTAATTTTAAAATCCCATTGACTGCTTCAGGATCATAATTAGTCCACAGACATTCTCTTGTAATATGTTTCCCCATATTGCTTCTTTTTGCCAAATCCATTGATTTACACATCTTTGAGAAAATCTCATCATACAATAGAGAATTATATCCTGAGATTGCAACAAAACATTTAGCTTCACTAATTTTTTCTGCTAAACGAATATGAAAATTATTGTCCTGTTCATAGCGATATCTCTTCCTTTTTGACTTTCTTAGACTTAATAAATAAGGCGGATCGAAATACACAATATTGCCCTTATGGTTTACTCTATCGAACAGATCAAATGCATTGCGATTCTCTATCTGAAATTGGCGAAGTCTGGCAACAATCTTTGCAAGTCGCTTTAATTTTAAATTCCAATTATCGACATGGTAATAATTAGTCTCGTGCAAAACCCATTCAAAGCCAGCGCCATAATGATTGTTCTGTGATCCATTGCCACCATAACCTAACTGGCATTTAACAAAGTATCTTCTGGCTCTTTCAATATCGGGCAACTGAACTCCGTTAATACTATCGGTAATTATTCTATTTAATTCCTCTCTGGAAAACGGCGTAAAATAAAGGACACGAATAAATTCATCATAATGATCCCTGAGCACATTGAACAAGTTTATAATTTCATTATTGATATCATTCACAGTAACAAGGGGATATTTGACATTAAGAGCAATATTTGCACTTCCGCACATGATATCAATAAAATGATAATTGCCTGCAGGAAATTTACTGATCAACCATTTAAGATGTGGATATTTTCCTCCAAAATATGATACGAGATTTAGATGCTTTTGCATTGCCCCTCCCTTTCCGCGTAAATCAAATAATATCTGGGTGTTATCCATCTCAGTATGGACCGGATCCCGATCTGGAATGTCGGCCCGGTATGCTTCTCCCTGGCTATGATCTTCCATCCTGCTTTCTCCAGGAGCCAGTCCATCTGCCATTGTTCAAATTCGTGAAAATGTCGGCCTGCCGGATTGTCTGGATGCCTGAAGGCCGGAGCAAACCATAATCTCAAGGGTACTGAAGCCAAAAGTTTTTTAGTTTTCAATGCCCTGAGTAATAAAAGCGGATTCATAAGGTGTTCAATGATTTCAAAGGCTGTTGTCACGTCGGCATCCATAAGTTGATATGGCATTTCCAAATCAAAGTCCTCCCCAATGGTATTAAAAACCTTGTAGCCATTTTCTTTCATAAAGATGCTAAGGCCATTAATTGTGCCGAGATCAAATACCACTTTCCCTTGCGGGATATGTCTCTTCATAAAGACCAGGGTGAACTGGTACCGTCTCCAGCTCCATCGGTCCCTGGCAAAGTCATGCCTGTGGATGGGTAGTTTGTTCATGTTTTAAAATTGTATCTGTTGTTGTAACTTATGGTTCTCAAATCTCTTGACCGCTGCACCGTAGTAATCTTTGTCAATTTCACATCCTACAAATTCAGCTATCCCAAAGTCGTAACAGGCAATAGCGGATGAACCGGAACCTAAATGAGTGTCTATAATTTTATCGGAAGGCTTGGCATAGTTCTTTAAAAGCCATTTGTAAAGATTTATAGGCTTATGGGTGGGGTGTATTCTCTCTTCATTTAATTTTTTATTGCCCTGTTGGGTTGTCGGCTCTTTGAGTGATTTCGCTTGGCACATCCCCGCCCAAAGATATTTGAACACAACCTCATTATCTATTAAACTACAATAAGCATACTCGTATCTATTAAAACTCATACCTTCGGGAACTAATTTATCCCATTTAATCCTGCCCCCACCCTTATTCCTGATTAAATGAGTCACGTAATTTATGCCCCAAATAATTTGATGGCGACTTATTCGGAATAACTCATCAAAATATTCCTGTGTCGGTGGCGTCTTGTCCCAATCACCGTGTTTATATCTAAGTTTTTTAACTCTTAATATTGAGCCGTTCTTTTGTTTGCATGGGCGATTTTCTTCTTGTGTATATGCCATTTGTGCCACGTCTATCCCATACGGAGGGTCAACAATAGCCAGATCAAAGTATTTGTCAGGATATTCTGCCATCTTAATCATGCAATCTATATTGAAAAGTTTTGTCATGGTTTCTTGGTTTTATATCTCGGTGATATATGCTGGTCGTTATCAAAGATGAAGTTTATAATCGCCTGGTTAATGGCTCCCCTGCCTCCGAGTTCATGGAGGAGTTCTGGCAGGGATCTGATAAAATAGTATTGTTTATATCTTCTTTGCCATCTATGAGGGAGCTCCTGCTGGTCAATAATGCAGGCCCCGGACAATCCTTCACAAAGCTTATTTTTCCCCTGTCCTTCAGGTAAAAGGAAAAAATCAAATTCCTTATATCCCGGTATTTTGATCTCTCGCGCCATCGGTTCCCAGCAATGCTGCCTCTTCAGCCCCTTTTCTCTGGCAAGGAAAAACCGGTAGCTTATCTTCTCGTAATATTCATATATGCTATTCCCCTGTTCCATAGTACTGCCTGTATTGATCGACAACTTCTTTTGTCTCGGTTGCTTCTTTTATACCATGCATTACCGTTGCATGATCCCTACCTATCTCCATGCCTATTTTGGCAAGTGATATTTTCTTTCCAAATACATCCCTGGCTCTTCTGAAGTAAATAAAACGAGCATCCACAATCTCTCTTTTCCGGGTTTTCCGCTTCATGCTCTCTATCGGTACTTTTGTTCTGTAGCTTACATCCTGGAGGATGTCATTCAATGAGCAAAGGAATATTCCCGGCGGTTCGTTATTGAATATCTTCACATAGGTCACCGGGATATCGCTTTTTATAGCTTGTTCTGCCATCTCTCTCATTTTATCACTCATCCCAAAGTCAATAAACAGATAAGCCGTCTCGCAAAGTCCGAGCATTGTTTTTGTGAATTTGTCCGGATCCACGTTCATATAACTGCCATAAACATCCTTTGAAAGCGGGAAATGTCCGGAGTTCATTACATGCTTCATACATTCTGCCAGGTATTTGTCCCTGTTAATGGTTCCGCATGTCACGGGTATTATGACGAGGGCCGGGTTCATATCAGTCGTTTTTAATATTGTACTTTGCAATGTCGTTAACATGGATCCAAACATCAGTGGGCAAACCATTTAACTTGACTTTCTTGTAAGAGTCCCAAAATGATTTTACACCCCCGGCCTTATCAAGTTTTTCAAGCATCTGATCCCATGTAAAAGTTTTATAAGATGGTATGCTTTCTTTATTCTTAACAATTTCTGTATTATTTGATGCCCAGGTCGCAAGGCGCTTGCTTATTTCAAAAGTTGGTTTCAGTTCCCATAGCATTTTAGTTTTGCTTCTGTTCTTTTCAGTCCAGTAATTGCAAAACTTATTAAGCATTGCTTCCGGGTATTTATCTAAAAATTCAAATACTTCACTCTTGAATTTATCTTCTCGTTTTAGTATTATTGATTCACTATTATTATTATCTTTATCTTTATTATTATCTTTATCTTTATTATTATCTTTATCTTTATAGCTTGGCTTTTGCTTCTGTTTTGCTTTGGGTTTGCTTAAGCTTTGCTTTCCACCCTTCCGTCCCGCTTCCTGTCTGGCTTTGCGTAATTCAGATAATTGGTCAAATTGTTCATCAAGGAAGGAAATTGTCAAAAATTCATTTCCATTTTTATACTTAATAATTTCAGCCTCAATCAATGTTTTTATCTCTGTTAAAGCATTGCTAAAGCGTTTCTCAAGCATTGCTTTAGTTATACTACAATCCTTAAACCAGTAATAAGCGCAGATGTCAGAAAATACTCCTTTTGTTTTATAGTCCTCAAGGCTAATATCACCCTCCAGCCATTCAAAAGCTGTAAATCTGAAATAGGGGAGTTCTTTACTCATAATTTTAGCCTCCATGTATGATTGTTTTCGCCATATTCTCCCTTACGCATCTCCCGGGTTTTGACCAGATATTTCAGGTCTGTCAGGGAGGTTATTGCTCTCCGTATGCTGGTATGAGGTACGGGCCGGTAGCCCCTGGCAAACCATATATTTTTTATCTCAAATGGTGTAAATGATTGGTCCGGGTGACTCTGGAATATCTTCAGGATCTCAGCGTTCTGAAATCCGGCCCGGAGCTTCCGCTGCCTCACCTCCTGCTCCGTGAGATCGGTCGTCGGGAAGTAAATGTCAAGTTGGGAGCTCATTTTGGGTAAATGTTTCGCTGAAAAATGACTATCCCAGGCTTTTGTAATTCAGGAATTTTTAATATCCCGGTTGGCTTTGCAGCTTTTTCCAGTTCATCAATTCTTATTATGATTGTTTGTATGGTTTTGAATGAAGGGATATCATCACCCATTTCCTTAATTGCTTTGCCCTGAATATCAAGCATTTTGTAAAGCTCCATAATCTGGTTTCCCCTGGCATCGTCTTTTTTCTTTAGTCCCTCGATTTGAGAATAAAACTCTTCATTAATATAGATGGAATTAGATTGGTTAATTTTGACCATTTCCTTAAAATCATTTTCCATAAATCTGATTTTCTCTCTTAGTTCATCGAGTTCTGCCTGGTTGATCACCAGCTTCACGCTCTTCCCCTGCTTCTCTTTTTTCTCCGGTTTTGATGGATCTGTTTTTAGTTCTTTCCTGTCAGGTGGAAATTCCGGCGGGACGGGGGTATCTTTTTGCTCCGTCTTTTTGTCGGCTTTCTCTTTCGGCTGATATACTTCTGCATCTTCCACAATCTTATATTCACTAAGTTTGCATTTGCTGTTATGCCAGAATGTAAGGCGATACCAAGCTTCTTTTGACATGCTGTCCCATAATTTCGGGTTCTTTGCCATGCTTATATAGCCGGGATTCAGTCCTAAATATTCCGCTGCCTGTCGAGTTGTTAAATCTTCCCTGTTGATAGCATCAATTAGATGCTCGCTAAGGGTTTTCATTTCTTCTGTTTTCATTTCTTCTGTGGGTTTTTAATTAGTTTTATAATGTCTTTATATGCTATCCACACCCGGCTGTGTGGCCTGCCGATATCATCTTTTCGCCATTCTACCAGTCCGTCCCGCATAGCTCTCTCAAGGCGGACCCGGCCCACGAGCTTGGATGCTTTGTTCTGCGAGATCCAGGGGCTTATATCCTTTGCCTTAATGCCGAGCTCGGTCAGTGTCCGGGTGATTGCTTGATCAACTATATCCTGTATCTCGGAGCGTTCTATGGTTATGAGGTCGCTCATGCCTGCTCTCCTGCTTCCTTTCCTATTATCTTCTCTATGCGTACATTATTGAGGTCCTTTACCACGCCCACCATTTTGATGTTTATGGTATCGAGGTTTTTGACATCTTTCAGCTCGCTGTTGATCCTCTCCAGGAGGTCCACCGCATCTTCATAAATTGTTCTTTGTGTATTTGTCATAACTTAGTTCATTGATCCTGTTAATAAATCTCTTGATACCTCTTTCTCCCTTGCATATTTAGCCCGGAGCTTCCTGGCCTCCTTGATCAGCGGATGGCTGACCAACACTTGCATGTGTAGCCTGAGTTTCAGGTTTTTGAGTTGAAGCCTCCTGAGCTCTTTCAGCAGTTCTGTGATCAACTGTTTCTGGCCCTCCATTATTTTGTCTTTTACTTCCTGTTCTGTCATGGCAATTGTCTGCTTTTAAGGTTGTTAATGTATTTCTCGGTATGGTGATGGTAGTAATATTCAAATGAATCAAAGCCTTCATTGTTCTGCTCCCATAGCTTATAAAGGTGAACCCTTATTCTCCAGCTCTGGCTCTTTCGGCTGTCGTCCAGCTCAAGCTTTGTCTTGTCTATCTCGTCCAGCTCTCTCTTCAGGTATTCATCCGGTTTAAAGGCGATAAATCCTGGCATCTGCAGGCTTGCCTGAATCCTTGTCACTGTCTCCGGGTCTGGTTCCTGTGTGTCAAATGTCAGCCTCAGCGATTTGTCTGCCAGGGATCGGTAGCCTGCTATTTGTCCCTGTATTGTGAATACTTTCATATTGCTGTTCGGTTTAGGTCTATTTTCAGTCCCCTGTCTGCTATATGTACGCTCTTCCCGGTGAGCTCCCGGATATCTTTGATGTATTGCTTCTGGTCCGAGTTACCCTGGGAAAGATGGAGGAGGACGATATTGTTAACTTTTCGCAGGTCGTTGGCCTGCAGGAAATCCTTTACTGTCTGCAGCTCCATATGGGAATAAATCACCCGGTTCCGGACCAGGAGGGGGATGTATCCCTGGCTGGTATTTTTGTCCAGGATGTCCAGGGAATAATTGCATTCCATGAGGATATTGTTCAATCCTTTGAAGGTAAAAGGGCAGTAATGGGTGTCTGTCAAAAAGCAAATGAGGCCGGATTCATAATGATGTATCAAGTATCCGAAATTGGCGACATCATGGGCCAGCAGAAAAGGCTTGATCCAGAATGGCCCCACGACAATCTGCTCTTTCTCCTTCAGCTCTTTTATGTTATAATATTGCTTCTCTTTGAATAACTGCTGCCTGGTCTCCACTCCCATATAAAGGCTCATCCCTGTTTTTTGATATTCCGATGCATGCCTTGCATGGTCATTATGGCTGTGGCTGATCAGGCATCCGGCTACCATGTTAATCCGGAAATTGAGGGCTTTCTTTAGATCCAAGAGCTTAATTCCTGCCTCGATCACCAGGGCTTCCCCTGATGAATCGAGCAGGATATATCCGTTTCCAGAGCTGCTGGATCCCAGAACGATCAGTTTCATGGTTTAAAATCCCGGTAGTTTTTCTGATCCCTTTTTCTCCGATCCGGTTTCGTCGGGTATTACTTCAGCAGGCTCTGGATCCCTGTTTTCGCCCTGCTTCTCTTCTGCCGGCTTGTTATCTTCGCCATTTTTCACTTCTGTAGCTATGGTGTCGATGGTTATTTCTTCTTTGTTGGCATGTTTCTGAATCTTCTCCCTGGCTATGGAGACATGATCCACCTCTTCTCCCTCTTCGAAAAGGGCCGAGTCATCGGAGCTGGAAATAAATAGCTTGCAGGCCCTACTGATGACTGTTTTTATTGCCATCTGGTCTGGGAAGTTCTTGTGTGCCGGGCTGGCTCCCTTTGTAGCTCCCTGTTGCCAGGACTGCCGTATCTGGGCCATGGTCATCACCTCAACGTATGGAGCCCTCTCCTTATCCTCAAATAATACTGTGGCATAGGCTCCCTTGATCTTATTCACATCCACATTATCCAGTTCCTGGATATGCTTAACGACTTTCTTATATCCCCTCTCGTCGATAGAATATCCGAACTCGTCGCCTTCATAGATCACGGTTCCCACGACTTCAAGGATCCCTCCATATCGTTTCGCCAGTGCCAGTGTGCCATGGTATTCCCTTTGCATCAGAAGTTTGTCCCCGTAAGCGATAAAATCGCATTGCTTTTTCACGGGGTTCAGTCCCTGGATGACCATATTAAAGAGGGCATTTGCTATGCTGTCTCTGGTACAAACCTGAAGGACGGGGGCCTGGTTCTTATCCTTTGTCTCCAGAAGGATAAGCCATGCGCTCTTGACAGCGTTTTCTGCGACATATCCCGGTGGCAGCCGAATGTCCTTGTTTGCTACGAAGGTCTGCACCCTCAGCAGGACGCTGTCTGCTATGGTTTTCTGAATGTTAGCGATTGCCTGGGATTGCTGTGCTGCCTCCCCTGGCTTCTTCGTTGATTTCTGTTTTTCTGTCATGGTAATGTATTTTAATTGATGGATACTTTAAGTTCTTTATCCCTGGTCACAAACAGTTTTATCATCTGCGAGTCGGTCTCCAGGATCTCGTTTGCTGCCTCGGCATTGTCTATGAAAATAGGAGCCTGGATGTCAAAATGCCCGGAAAGTGTCTTTATGATGTCAATCCCTGCATTAATTTTTGCAGCATGGTTGGCATCCGGGAAGGGCACTCCACTAATCAGGGCCTCGCATGTCTCCTCCATCCCTCCGTTGATAAGCGGTCTGAAAAGTTTGAATCTCACCACATTGAAAAGGCCGTTAACCTTGTCCTCTATCATTTCTGCCCTGGCCCTGATGAAGGTTTCGCATGTAAATTCCGACCTCTCCAACTCAGCTATCTGCTTTGCCAGATCCCTCTGTCTTAGATTCAAATCCCGGAGCCTTTCCCGTAATCCTTCATTGTTTTCCCGAATTGTTAATATCTTTTTCAGCTCATCGAGCCTTGTTGATATCTCAGCTTTCTCAGTCTGGAGTGCTGAATTTTCCTTCTCCTTTACAGGGGTGAGGGATTTCTCCAGCTCCAGCATCTCAGCCTGGAGTCCAGGTATGGATGGATCCGTTTCTATGGCTGTTGGTTCGGGTATCTTTACCTTGCTTAATTGTCCGGTGAGTATCTCTTTCTCAGATTCTTTATTCTCTGAGGATGCCTTTATTTTCTGCAGCCGGTCATCTATCTTTTGGATCTCTGCCTTGTTTTGCTTTCCCGTCTCTGATATTCTCTCCAGGCTTTGAGCCTTATTTTCATTATATAAAGAGGTGAGTTCTGCTTTCTGTACCTCTACATCTTTTTCTGGGAGTTTCCTATTACAGGCCGGGCAGTTGAACTGATCATCTTTAAAGAAGATTTGTTTTTCGTTTATGAGGCCCCACTCATTCCTTAACTTATCATTATCCTGCAGGAACTCTTTTTTCCTCTTTTCAATCTGGGATTCCTCATATTTCAGGTCCTGTATTTCCCTTTCTATAATTCCGATATCGGCTTTTAATCTGTTTTGCCTGCTTCTGGCATCATTGATCGCCTTGGTAGTGGTTTCACTTGCCTGGTATTCAAGGGTGGATATCTGTTGCTTCAGTTCCAGGATCCGGGCCTGCTTTTTAAGATCCTCCATGTTTTTCTTCTCAGCTCTTTTGGATGCCGAGGCTATCAGGGTATCAATCTCCTTAAGCCTTGTATCTGATTTCTGGATTTCGGCCTCGATCTGTTTGTAATCCGGGTCCGGGATGATCCCCTTGTTCACTTCGTCGGTCCTGGGAGCTATCTCTGAAAGTTGATTATTAAGTTTACTCTTTCTGAAAGCCAGCTCTTTGCGATATTCATCTATGGTTTTCCCGTTGGGGATCTCCATAAGATTCATAAGTTCCGGATGTGCATCAGCAATCTCTTTGCTATCAATATTCCCGGTGATCCTGAAAAGTATTTCCCTGCGCTCATTCCAGTTCATCATCTGGTTGAAATAGAACGGATTCGTCAGGAGCTTGAAAAGCCTTTCTGAAACTATCCCGTCCACCTTTGCCTGGTACTCACCTTGCTTATGCGGTACTCCGTTGACGAAGTAAAGGGTTTCATGCCCGGAGAACTCCTGGGCCTCTTCCCCTCTTTTCTTTACCCACTTCTCCCGGTAGATCCTCTCGAGGGTGGTCTCTATGTTATCAATTAAAAGGGTGGCATTAACGGAATAATCCACCCGGTGGATCGGTTCGTTATTCTGGTCCAGGGATTTGATGCTGAAATCCTTCCTGTCTTCTATGTCCTTGCCAAAAAGTAACCAGAGAAAGGCATTGAATATCCTTGTTTTTCCTGTGGCGTTGGAGCCGGATATTGTTGTCTGGCTTCCGAATTTGAATGTTTTGTCCTTCTCCCCCATGAAATTATGAAGAGAGAGGCTCATTAACTCGATTTTCATTGTCTGTGATTTTGGTTATGCTTGTCTGTGATGGATTACTACTATGGAGGACCTTCATGTCGAGGTCAAAACAAATCCCGGCCATATATGCTGTGTCGTGTGGCTTTTCGCAGTGACGGCAGTAATATTTACGTTTTCTGTTCATGTGGCCAGCGCTAAATGGAGATCAAATACATTCTCGTATCTTCTGGCCCTGGCCGATCTCACAGTCCTTGAAGCCTGTCTGGCTATTTCCTTTTGCGTATATCCCCAGGCGAGGAGCTTCGCTATGGTTTTCTCCCTGGCAGAGAGGCTGGATTCAATATGTGAGCCGGAGGCTTCCATGATTATTCGCCGTTAAATTCTATCCCGTGTCTCCGGAAGATATCCTGCAGGACGGCTCTTTCAGGTTTCTTGAGCTTACGTCTTCCGGCCCGCTTACTGATAAAGGTGGTATAATGCCATCCCATCTCTTCGCAGATCTCCAGCCTTACATCAATGAGCTTATTTGCAGGCAGGCTATAAAATGCATCTGCAAATCCTGTGTTTGTGGTATTGTTTTTTGTCATAATTAGTTTTAACTTGCATTGTTTATGGTACAATATTATAAAAGATTATCCGATTAAACAAATTTAATTGACGAATATTCATAATTTGTAGCGATTCTAAATAAGATGACTGACTCCGAAAGAATGAATAAGCTGCTCCTGGCTCTTCGTGCTGGGCCGGGAGGTATGATCCGGTCATCAGCTCCCGTATGGGCAGGATCCCCAGCGATCTCTTTTGTGTCTGCTCCTGTTTGATCTTGAACTTCCTGAACGGGAAGAGGTCCTGTTTTATCACGTCACTGTCTATGGCATGATTGAAAATGGCCCGGATGTTATTAAGATAGATCCTCCTTGTATTCACCTTGCACCCCTGTAAAAAAAGGTAGTGTTCAAAGCCCTGCAGGAAATCTACCGTTATTTCTTTAAATAAGAGGCCTTCCTTCGCGGTGTGCCTTTTGAGGTGTGTCAGCATGACCTGGTAGCTTTCCGCATAGGAGAGGCGTTTCTCTGCCTCCAGACGGGCTATTCTCTCCCTGGCATAAACTATGAAGTCGGCCCCGGAGTCTCCATGGCCCCTTAATTTGTTGATAAGTGTGTTGATATCTATAAATATAACTTCCGGACCCAGGTCTTCTATTATGGTGTTATATTGTACCAGAAGCCTGTAAATCGCCTTGTTCAATGTGGTATAACCCGGGTAGGAGGGCCTGATCCTGCCGTCCGCTCCCATAAATTTCGGTTCAATTGACCAGGGGGTTTTGATATAAGACACTTTCCTGCCTTGACAAATACGAATATATATCGTACATTTATGGTCAATTTTGATCTTTGACTTACGAATGACTGGTTTCAGAGATGCCATAAAGGTCGTGCAATGGTACAAACAATTAAGGCAAATATAAACAAATTATGATATATGTGATTTGTTTTTTAAAAGAGCTAATCGGCGCAATAAGGGCAGGAGAACGGCAATAATTAAGGGATATAAAAAACCCTATGCGGGTTGCATGGGGTGCAAGGGGTCGTCTGTTCGAGTCAGATCACCCCGACATAGAAAAGACGGGGGGTTGCGAGTTTCGCAGATTCCCGTTATTTATTAATGGTCGTGCAATGGTACTGCTTTCAGGGCAAAAAAAGCCCCGGTGAACCACCCCGGGGCTACCCTGATCCTAACCTAAAACTTAAACCATGAAATAAACCTATTTGGTTCGTTTTCTTTCCGGGACGATATAACGGCTATATGTTATTCGACTGTCAGGGTTGGCCGATATTATGTTTTGAAAATATTCCTTCTTTTTAGTCCATTTAAGAGGCCAGAATCCTTTCCGGTCCCAATAGACGACCTGGATCAAGCTGTCACGGGAGAATGCTCTTATATTTGCTTCCTGTCCCTGTTTTATGATGTCTATGTCAAACCAGCGGGATCGGTATTCCAGTTTTTCTATGCGCACCGTGTCTCTGATCACCGTATCCCTGAAAAAGGTATTTATGTTATTCTCGGTCTCTGTGGCGACGGTGCTGAATCCTTCCATCTTCCGCAGCCTGATATCCATGTCCTTCAGGGTTTTCATGAGCTCCCCGTCGTAATATTCCCGGAGCTCTTCTTTATCCAGTTCCAGCTGCCGGATCTTCACTCCCCGGAGCGAGTCTGCAATGATGATCTGCTCCAGCCCTGTATTAAGGACCTCGTAGTTATTATGGTACCGGTCTCTTTCTGACTGGGCCCTGGTCAGCTTCATGGCAAGGATGGCGACTGTGAAGATACCCGCTGCCAGCAAAATGGCCAGTATCTTTGCCGAAGTGATCTTTCCTATAAATGTTTTAATTCCCATTAGCATCCTTCACTTTCTTTTTAAGAATATTATAAACAACCAGCCCTCCTCCGTAACCGAGGAAGAAAGCGAATAATTGCAATACAGCCCTGGCTTTAAGCCATGCCGGTATCCATGCAATCTGTGAGAAATCAATAGCCGGGGTTTTGTCGAGAAAAACCAGGGCCATGCCAAAGTCCACGACAAAAGATAAAACCAGTTCCGGCCAGTTATCCTTGAACCAGAAGCCGATTTTAAAGCCTATTGTCTTCTTGCTCCTGTTTATGTATTTATATAAAAAGTATGCAAGCGTTCCGAGGAAAAACAAAATCCATGCTTTCATAATATTTCGTCTATTTTAGTGAATAAATAAATAGCAATTCCGATCCCGATAACATACCACCAGTCTTTGAAAAACTGGCCGATCAATTTCAGGGCCTTTTTAATCTTAAAAAGTCTGTATGTATTTGAGAATTTCATTGCCTAATGAATATCTTCGTATGTTTTATTGAGCTCCCTGTAACCGAGTAATCCGAAATCGGCAGCCTGAACAGGATAGGCCCTTATACCTATCATATTATTCTGATTGCCCCCAAGAGTGAATACCTGCGTCTTGTCCCTGCTGAACCCGGCAAAAAGCCCTACATGCCCCTTCCATCCATCCTTCTTCTCCCGCCAGAACACTACAACATGACCTATCTTCGGCTCCGTTACCGGTAAACCAACCTTCATCCAGCTCCGTGCATCAAGCTTGCCGGTGTATTCCAATCTACAACGCTTAGCCATGATGTTTATGGTAAGCGAACACCAGGCCGTCTCATCATCCTGGATCTCCGCGTAGCCCATCTCCTTAAACCAGGCTACAATGACCGGATTATCAACGGGCCCCGGAATCTCCTTTAACCCGTGATACTTCATTAACTCTAACCAATGCAATTCACGTGTTTCCATTATTTAACTTTTACTGAATCACTTAAACCCTGATCATTATACCTGACATAACCGCCCCTCGTTACTTTTGAAATGCCTTCCATATTGTCAATGCTTTCTCTTACTATTTCAGGTGTTTTAGAGTTTTTAAATCCGAAATATGCTGTAAATGCCAATCCTATTGCTGCAATAGCGACCATAGCATAAATGAATATCCATTGGCGCTTATCTCTTTTTTGGGTTGCTTTAAGTTCGGTTGCGATCAATAATCTGGCTTCAAGTTCTTTTTTACCTTTTGCTTCGCCATTTAATTGTGATTGAAATTCAAGAAGCCTTGTTATCACAACCGTATGTGAGGCAACAGCCGTGTTGAGATTGTTTATTTTTTCCTCCAATCTCGGTACTGAATCAACAAGTTTGTCAATCTGATCTTTATAAATACAGGGTTCACTCATACTGGCATAATCTTAAATTTAAGTTAATATTAAAACCAATCAAGTTCATTAAGTTCTTCCGGAGTCTTTGAATTATAAATCTCCATTGCTATTGCAATAATTTCTTCCATTTCAGATTATCTTTACTTTAATCTTCATGTTATAAGACCAATCATTATAATTATGATAATACCAAAAGTAACCATCACTATCCTTATTGCCAATACACTGCATCCTGCCGTTGCTGGAATAACCGGGCATCTTTTCAAGAAGCACTTCTTCCCATGTGACTCCTAAATCTTTACTTATTAGCACAAATTGAGTACCTGAAAAGGTTGTTGCAATTAAATTATTACCATCACGTACAAGACTCATAAATGTATTGGGTGTATAGTACAATAAAGTGTGTTTATTTATGTCTGCTATATCTGCAATAGCTACTTTATACACTCCTCTGGTTGCAAGCGGGGCATCAATGTCCGCCGCATAATAAACATACCCATTAATAACATTAAGCCCCGTGGCCTTATAGCAACTCGCATACGTAGCCTCTACTAAAATAGTCGGGGTATAAACACCCAAAGAATAAACTAATTTCACCCACTTTACTTCATAAATAGGCCCTGCTCTATCAAAATCCCCGGTACAAAAATATACAGTTGCATTTGTTTCATCCCAACAAACCGAATGAATATGCCTTACATATTCGGGATTTGTAGCATCTCCAAGTAAATTCCCTGTCGTCCCCCCATCAGTTGTACCGTCATCTTTATAAAAAGGATTCTGACCAAATTGATAAATCACAGTACAGACCTGACCATCATTAGACAATTCATAAACATTAACTGGCGCAGCCCCTCTATTTACATTAGCATAATTACCCCATATAAAAATCTCTGCCCCTGAACGATACATCTTTTTAGTTGCATCAATCAACCAATAATACGTTCCCGGATATGTGGCATTGACAGGTACGTGGATTGTATAGGGAGAAGTATCAGGTAATTGTGTAATGACTTCTACTATGGTTGTTAAAGCATCATCACTTCGGTAAATCTTATTGTAGGCAGCAAAACTAACAGTACCTGTATCCCAAAATTTTACAAAATCAACATATAAAGCATCTGTAAATGCTTTTGATGTCCATGTTGACCCTGCATTACTACTATACCACACATATCCTGAGGTAACTGCAAACATATAATCACCGTCAACACATTTTATGTTCTTAATATCATGCCCTACAATAGAATATCTAACTGACCCTGAATCATAATAATCAGGATAGTTAATGGCTGATAAAATGTATGTATCAAGTGCATATTTAATCTTTAAATCTTCTGCATTAGTCAGGTAGGCTCCAGTGATTACTGCTCCTAATTTGCGATAGGAAGGGGAAATTAATGCCCCATTATTATTATTACAACATCCCCAAAGTTTAACAGTAGGTACATTAGTAGTTGTTATGGCAGATGTATTTATTTCAACTCCATTACGAGAGACAGTTACATCATTATTGAGTTTTCTTAAAGAAATAAGCCCATCAGACGCTCCTGTATAGGCAATATTTTTAGTACTCGCCCCCATATTAATTGCATAGCGCAACTGATTATTATTTCTTAAAATCTGTAACGTCAGTTGATTTGTTCCGTCATAGCATCCAGCGATAGGAGTATTTTCAAAAATAGGCATCCAATTATATACCCCGAAATATGCACTATTTACAGAATAATTATTACCCACCTCAGACGGCTTCCAATCATATACTATATAACCATCAAAAGCATTTGTAAAAAATCCTACATTATTTTCAAGGAATGCCTTGCCCGCATCTGATAACGAAGCTACAACTGCATCGTCTTTGAGATTTTTATATCCTGAAGTCCCGGCCATCGCAAGATTAACAAGGTCAAGTTTTGCCCAAATACCCTCGGTGGTGAGATAAGCAATAAATCCGGCAATATTGAAAGTATATTGAGTTCCTGTAATGGCGGGGCTTTCCTGACTTCCGCTATAAGCAACAACAGTAATAGTATATTCTGTTCCTGCTGTTAATCCAGTTAAGGTAACTGTTTCATCACCATAGGCGGCTATTTCTGTTAGTACCCCATCAACATAAACATGAATACCATCTGCTGCTTCTGCTCCGTCTGTCCAGTCAACCTGAATGGATGTGTCAGAAATTGCAGTTGTCTCTAATCCTGACGGAGTTCGTGTCGCCCACCAGGCTGACCAGTTGAAAGCACCGGATTCCACAATACTCCCCCTCACTCCTTTTTGGGTTATCGAGCCAGCGACTCCCTTTTGTGATATGGTTCCGTAAATCCTGCCCATCAGCTTGGATCTTCCTCCTGAGTTGGTTCAATGATAAAAAGCCCTGAGCTGGGTGTATATACATGATCGCTCTCGTCCCAGATCTTCGTCTCAAAGTAATACGTCCCGACGGTATATGTCTTACTGGATTCGTTCACCAGGTCATAGGTTATGTCCAGCTCGTCAATGTTGCCGTCGATAGTGTCCAGTTCCGTCCCTTCCTCGTCATAGATATACATCTTTGCAGTGTACCCGCTGAGCGATGTTAGGTTCGTGATGGTCTCGGTGAAGGTGTCCGCATCGCCTTTTTTTATTGTTAATGTCTGTCCTGCCATGTCTGTATGTTATTTCATTCTACAATTTCTATTAGATCAATATCCCAGTGCCGGTTTTTCATGTCAAAGATTCCCTTGTTGAAAGCGAATACCCGGTTATTGCCTCCTGTCTGGTTCAGGTCATCTTCAAAGCACCCGATCACATCGACATGAGGATCCGTATCATTAACATCAAGGTCATAAACCGGGAATCCTGCGAGCATCTGTCTTGGTCTTGCCATCTGCACTCCCTGCTCTGCCCCCGTGATCTGAAGCAAAGCCTCCCCTTCAGCATTTCCCCTGGTGTGCCATGTGGCTGTTGGCTGTTCATCGAATGTCGCCTCTTTTGTTACGGCGTCACAGAGGATATCGGCTGTACCGCTGGCCCCTGTCAGGGTTACCGTGTCTATCTGAGCTACTGCTACCCTGTTTGCCTGAGTGTCTTCTTTTGATCCTGTGAGGTCTCCTGAGACATTCACGATGGTTGTATTCCCTGAGAAGGGTGTTCCTGCTACCTTGGCTTCAAAGATCACGCTATTAAGGCCGGCGGTAAGGATCACTCCGGCAGCGTCAAAGGCTGCTGCCCAGGCAGTTTCAAAGTTCGAGCATGTAGTCGCTATGTCAAAGTCAAAGGTTGCCAGCCTTGTCACTCCGTTGCATGTTATATTTGCCGTCCCCCCGGTTCCTGTTATTGTCACGGTGTCTATCTCTGTCTGTGCGGTCACATTCGCCTGGGTGTTCGCTACCGATCCGTCAAGGTCGCCTGATTTGTCGGTTATAGTAGTGGCCCCTGTGAACGCTACGCCCGGAGTGTTTGAAGTGAATATTATATCCTCCCCGTCTGAAGTGACGACCACTCCCCCTACCAGGTAAGTGGCTGCCCAATCTGTCACAAATTTGGCAGCGACCTTTGTGAGTGTTGCAAGACTTCTGGATAGGGATCCGGCAAACTGGTTCAAGATATTATCTATCCCGGTGTCGGAGACATCTCCATTAAGGTAGTCATCGGCCTTTTCGATGCCATTCAATGCATTTGTTATAATATATTCCTTTAGCATTACCTCTACCGGCTTATAAATAAGGCCGTATAATTCATTCCACTTCACGGATTCAGCGGACTGCCTTTCCCGTCTGATAAGTTTTCCTGATGCGCTCTTCTGGTATTGCCTTGCTGCAAAGGAGCTGCAATAAAATTTCATGTATTTATAGCAGTTATAAACATCCCCGTAAATCTGGGCCATAACTTTCACTTCAATATCCCCGTTCTGGGGTATGCCGACGACTTCTCTGATATATTCAAACCATCCGGCCCATCCGTCCGGGACCGTTGCTGAGCCGAGCACGTCCACGGGCAGGATGCTTATGCTGGTAGGAGTCAGCGTCCATTCTGCAGTCGTATCGTCAACTTCAGAGAGGTAATAAGCTCCGCATGTTATCTGAACTAAAATATTAGAAGCTGTCACTCCGGATCCGGAGTCATTAAACCATCCAAATTCAAAAGATAAAACAAATTTATCTATAGTGCTGTAAATTGCCAGAGTCCTTATCTGGCTTATCCCTGCCGGATCATATGGGTCCACCGTATTAATGGCGAGCCCCTGTTTTTCGTTTACGAGCAGTTCGCTGATATGGAGCATATTCAGATCAGCAGAATTGATCTTATCCCATCCGTCCATGGTATCCGTGGCTCCATCAAAATCTTCCGGGAGAAAATCCCATTTTGAGAACCAGCTCTCCTTATGTCCATAGTCCAGGGTAAGTGTCAGCTTCTTTGCCGGTGGTATTAGCATCATAGCTCCCCCATTGTGATCTCTCAGGTCTGCCGTAGCGGATGTGGAACGGAGCAATTTGGCGACTGATGATATTGAGGATCCGCTCTTTGTGGTTGCAGCGGTAAATGTCCGGTAGTAAGTTGTACCCACCATTTCTGTGGGGCGGTAAATAAAAAACTCACCTCCCCGATGCCTGATCAGAGCGTTCCATTTATTTAAAAGCTTCTCAAGCACTTCATAGCAATACATGTCAGCATCTTTGATGACATCGATCTTCTCCTGATCCAGGGGCGAGTCCCCGGTGTCGTCATCCATGTTATCTTCATAGATATTGATGATCTCCGTGAACTGTGTCGCTCCTATTTTGGCGAGTATGTCCAGCAGGATCTGGCTTTCATATTTCCTTCCGGTATAGGGAGTTCCGGCATTGTCATATTTGATGTTCTTTAAGGCTCCGAGTCCGCAGATGGCTGTGATTGTCACCTCGTATGGAAAGTCATTATAAGGCTCCGAGTAACTCATCGGGAGGACATAACCCCTGAAATAAAGGGTGCTCCCATAATAAATTGATACCCTGACTTCCAGGGGTTATGTCCTCCCGATGAGTTACTCGGAGCCTTATAATGA